GACTTGCTAGGTCTGTTTGCCCACCGTTTTATTTGCGATTAGAAAGAATGTTAGCTGGTATGTTAACAAGAAAGCCTGTCAGATTAAACGATACAGCAGATTCAATACGTCAACATTTATTTGATGTTGACCTACAGGGTAATGATCTTAATGTTTGGACTTATGAGACTACTAGGAAAATGGTCAGATATGGTCATGTTGGAGTTTTAGTTGATGCTCCAACAAGTGGGCAAAGTGGCAGACCATATTGGGTTACTTATACACCAAGAGACATTTTGGGATACAGAACTGAAATGATAGATGGTGAAGTAAAACTAACACAATTACGTCTACAGGAAAAAGTATCAGTTCCTGATGGTTTATATGGTGAAAAAATAATTAACCAAATAAGGTTATTGACCAGAGGTGGTTTTGAAATACATCAAAAAGGCAAAAATAATTTATTTGTAAAAGTTGACGAAGGAACTACAAGTTTGTCTGAGATACCCTTTTCTGTTGCATATGCAAACAGACTAAATTTATTGGAATCAAGACCACCAATGTCTGATATTGCAGAATTAAATTTAAAAGCCTATCAAATACAATCCGATTTAGATAATCAGTTACATATTTCTGCTGTACCAATGTTGGCATTTTATGGATTTCCACAAAGTTCTGAAGAAGTAACTGCTGGACCCGGAGAAGCAATAGCCTTTCCTGCTGATGGTAGAGCAGAATACATTGAACCTGCTGGTAGAAGTTATGATGCTCAGTTTAAAAGACTTGATGTTTTGTCAAACCAGATAAATGAGTTAGGTCTTGCTGCTGTATTAGGACAAAAATTATCGGCAGAAACAGCAGAAGCAAAACGAATAGATAGATCTCAAGGTGATTCGACAATGATGGTTGTAGCACAACAGATGCAAGATATGATTGATAATTGTTTAAAATTTCATAGTGAATATATTAATGCTGAAGCTGGCAGTTGTTTTGTAAATAGAGACTTCTTATCACAGAGACTAGAGCCACAAGAGATACAGGCATTACTACAGCTTTATACTTCTGGTTCGATTACACAAGAAACATTGCTGAAACAGTTACATGAGGGAGAAGTACTGGGAGATGAATTTGATGTTGAAGAAGAAATTGAATCTACACAAAGTGGTGGATTAGTCGAAATGGCACAACCAAAAGAAGTAGAACCAGAGCCAGAAGAAGAACAAGATGCAGCATAATCAATGTCAATTCCAGAAAGTTTTTACAGACAATCTATTGATTTAAATAGATATAGCAATCGTATTGCTAGGGAAATAGTAACTAATTACAATAATGTAATTTTAGATTTAACAAATAAACTTGCCACTATTGATGAAGTTACTAGTCCTGCAACTGTTGCTCGTATCAGATCAATGCTCGCACAGTTCAAAGAAAGTCTAGAAGGATGGTCTGTAGAGGGAACTGCATACATGGCAGATCAATTACAAAGTCTTGCAGTATTTCAAACAGAATTTGTTGCAAGTGAATTACAAAAAGTTTTACCCGTTGGAGCAGTAAATGTAAATACAGTACAAGTCTCTAGCGATTTTGCCAGAAGTCTTGTTTATACAGACCCAACTAGAATAAATGTCTTTACGTTACCAACACTTGAATCACAAGTCAGAAGAACATTTAGTTTAACTGCAGCAAAAGGTTCAGTAATTACATTGCCAAGTGGAGAAGTAATCGAAAAAGCATTTCGTGGTATTGCTTCGGCACAATCTGATTTTATTTCGAGGGAAATAAGAGTTGGTATTACAGAAGGAGAGTCAATAGCAAAGATAGCAAGAAGGCTTAGGGGTCGATTGCAGTTTGGTGCAAACCAAGAAATGACAGCAAGAGCACAGGCACTTGCTGGTGGTACTGGAATGAAATTAGCTAATAATCAAGTCAGAACCATTGTTAGAACATCTGTTAATCAGGTTCAAACAATGGCAAATCAAGCTGTGTATTCTGCCAATCAGGATATAACAAAAAAATATGAATATGTTGCGACACTTGATGCAAGGACAACTGCATTGTGTGGAAGTTTAGATGGTAAAAAATTTAGGTATGGTGAAGGTCCAGAGCCACCACAACATTTTAATTGTCGATCTACAACTGTGCCAATCATTGATGATGACGATTTAAGAAGAAGATTTCCAGATACAAGACCAAGTGAAGTTGGAAGAGTACCACAAGATTTAAGTTATCCTGATTGGTTAAAGCGAAACCTCAATATGCAAACACAGGCACTTGGAAATAAAAAACGTTTTTTTAATTATTTAATAAATACAAAAAACAAAAGTCCTAGAGATGCTTTGCGTCAGATATTAAGAGATGATGGTACAGAGTTATCTTTAACAGATTTAATCAAAAAATATCCAAAAGCAAATTAAAAGTTATACTATTGTTAGTTGCTTAAATTATTATGCCAATGGGAAAAGGAACCTATGGTTCAAAAGTAGGTAGACCACCTAAAAAAAAGAAAAAAGTAAAAAAGGGTGGTAAAAAATAATGGCAAAAACATTACTACAAAAGTTAGCAGAGGCTAAAAAAACAAAAGTAAAGAAAAATGCCAAGAAAAAAGAAGAAAAAGAGTAAGATTCCAGAAAATTATCTGAAAGGGTCTAAAAACAGGAGTGCAAAAGCTGCTGAGATAAGACGCACTGCAGAAGCATACAGAAAAGGTGAGTATATTGACATTAAAGCTGTTCAAAAATCTAGGGTAAACCAAGATGTCACAAAGAAAAAAAAGAAGTCCACTAAACGAAAAAACAAAAAAAGCACTAAGAGCTAAAGCTGAAGGCACAAGATTTACTTATGGTGAATTAGCTGCTGTATATAGAAAAGGTCAAGGTGCTTATTTATCTAGTGGAAGTCGAAATGTCAGTATGCCTGCATGGTCAATGGCTCGTGTTAATAGTTATATGAAAGGTGGACCTGCACGCAGAGTCGATAAAGATATTTATGATAGAACTAGGAAAAGACAAAAATGACAGAACAAGAAAAAATTAAAAACAAATTAAAAAAATATAATTTAGAAGGTGTTAATAAACCAAAACCAACACCAAATCACCCAACAAGTTCGCATATTGTTTTAGCTCGAGAAAAAGGTAAAGTAAAATTAATACGATTTGGTCAACAAGGAGTTAAAGGTAGTCCAAGAAAAGATGGAGAGTCAGATGAGTCAAGAAAAAGACGTATGTCATTTAAAGCTAGATTTGCTAAAGATATTAAAAGAGGCAAAATGTCTGCCGCATATTGGGCAAATTTAGTTAAATGGTGATATAAATAATATAATACATTTAGTTTACGACTAATTTATGTCTGAAGAAAACAAAGAAGTGGTTACGCCACCAGAAAATAATGCAGAACTTGAGCAATTAAAAGAATCTGTAAAAAAACTTGAAGCAAAAAACTACGAACTTATTGGTAAATTAAAAAACCAAAAACCGGTTTCTGATAAAGCTGTGCCAGAAGATTACGAAGCGTTACTTGCTTTTAAACAAAAGCATGAACGTGAACAATTAGAAAATGAAGGAAAATATACAGAAGCAACACAAAAACTAGAACAACAGTATCGTGATAAATCTGCAGAAGATAAAGAACGAATACAAAAACTTGAGGCAAGAAACAGAGAGCTTGAACTTATTGCACCAGCAATGCAAGCATTATCTGAGGTAACACATGACCCTGAGTTAGTTTTAAATAATTTAGTTCCAAAAGATCAAATACAAATTAAGGAAGGTGTACCTGTAGTTGTTGATGGTTATGAACAATTACCTGTTCAGGAATATGTAAAAAATAAACTTGAAAAAGAAAAACCATACTTATTAAAAAACAAACCCCCATCTGGTGGTGGTGCACCTATTTCAAGACCATCATCTGATAATTTTTCGGAAGATATGTTGAAACCATTTCTGAAAAATAGTGAAGATATTACTGAACAGGGTCGTATTTTTAAAACATATGGAAAAGAAACTTGGCAAAAGTTGAGAGATATTGCTAAAACACGTTAATATATAAATATTAGGCAAGGCTACGCTAAGTCAAATAGGGTTACGCCCACATCCGTTAATTTTTTATTCTTGAACACATGGCAGTTCTCAGGAGTGATATTATCGTTCCAGAGGTATTTACGCCTTATGTCATTGAGCAAACTACTGCTAGAGATTCATTTCTTGCAAGCGGTGTGGTTGCACCTATGGCTGAGCTAAATGCTACTGAGGGTGGTGATTTCGTAAATGTACCTTTTTTCTCTGCAAACTTAAGTGGAGACTTTGAGGTTTTATCAGATTCATCTTCACTAACACCCGGCAAAATTTCTACTGACAAACAAGTTGGTGTTATTTTACATAGAGGTCGTGCATTTGAATCTCGTGACTTAGCTGCATTGGCAGCAGGGTCAGATCCAATGGCAGCAATCGGTCAAAAGATCGGTGCTTACATTGCAAACCAAAGACAAAAAGATTTACTTGCTTGTCTTGATGGAGTATTTGGATCTATCAATGAAAACACAAACAGTTCAGCTTTCTTTGATCTTTGTATAGATTCAGAATCAGGTGATAGCCCAACTGGTTTATCTCCAAAGCACGTTGCAAAAGCAAGATCAATTCTTGGCGATCAAGGCGACAAGCTAACAGCAGTTTGTATGCATAGCAAAGTTTACTATGATCTCGTAGAGAGAAAAATGGTTGACTATGTTCTTGCTTCAGATGGAAACGGCGGTTCTGCAACAGCAAGTGGTGGTACTATTGCCCCTGCATATGCTGGTGGAAACGATACAGTTCCAACATACTGCGGACTAAGAGTTATTGTTTCTGATGATGTTTCTACTACTGGTAGTGGTTCTTCAACAGAGTACAGTACATATTTCTTTACTGCTGGCGCAGTAGCAAGTGGCGAGCAAGCTGGTCTAACAACAGAAACAGACAGAGACATTCTGGCTAAGTCTGATGCTATGGCTATTGATCTTCACTATACATACCATCCAGTTGGTTCAAAGTGGGCTGTTACAACAACAAACCCAAATAGAACACAACTTGCAACCGTAGCTAATTGGTCGAAAGTCTACGAGACAAAGAACATTGGTATCGTTAGAGCTACTAACGTATCTACTCAAGACTAGAGGTAATTAATTATGCCAAGTTTATTTGAGGTTACTGCTGGGAAGTTAACTGGACCAACAAAAGGCGGGACAGTAACACAAGCAACAAACAAATCTACAGGTGTAACTCTTAATACAGAGTCAGGTCAGATCACAATGAACAATGCAGCTTTGGATGCTGCCGCAGAAGTATCATTTACAGTTACTAATAGTGAAATTGCTGCAACTGATGTTGTAGTAGTTAACCATGGTTCTGCTGGTACTGCTGGTAGTTATCTTGTAGCTGCAAACACTATTGCTGCTGGTTCCTTCGCAATCACAGTTTCTAATGTTTCTGCTGGTTCATTAAGTGAAGCTATTGTCATTAATTTTGTTGCATTAAAGGGTGCATCTAGTTAATGGGCATATTCGCTTTTAGACGAATGAGAAAACAGGAGGCTACTAAAACAGTAGCCCCTGAACCTCTTAAAAAAACAAAACGTAAGCCTAAACTAAAACAAAATGGCAATCACGATAGACGCAACAGTGGGGGGAGCATCGGCGAACAGTTACATAACACTGTCTGATGCAAACGCAATTGTAGAGGGATTAATTCTTGATGATGATGTTTCAGTATGGGATAGTTCCAATACTGATAACAAAAATAGAGCTTTATATACTGCTGCGGTAAGGATTGACAGAGAAAGATTCTTAGGTGCAAGGGTAACAGATACACAAGCATTACAATGGCCTCGAACAGGTGTCAGAAAACCAGATACCTATATAAATACTTACGCTACAGGTTTTCCATTTCGCATAACAACTGATTATTTTACTGACACAGAGATACCAGAACAAGTCAAAAAGGCACAAGTAATTCTTGCTGTTTACTTGAATAATAATCGTAATGGTTTAGGATTAAGTGGTCTTGAAGATTTTAAAAATGTTAAAATTGGTAATCTAGATGCAACACCGAATTTTTATGGTTCGGTTGGTGCTGATAGAGTACCACCACTATTCGAAAGGTATTTCACTGGATTAAGAATAAGTGGACCCGGCAATGTCGCTATTAAAAGGAGTTAATTATGGGTTACAGTTACCCTTCAGCAAAAATCATCAATGATACAGCAGCCCATACGGGTAGATTTGGTAAAATTGCTGCTTTGCAAGATTCTGTTATTGCTACTCTTGTTTCTGAAAACATTACAGGTGATTTAACATCTTTGCAGTTTAAATCTACTGCCGAAATAGAAGGTGTTATTACAAGTATTACATTAAGTAGTGGTACTGTTATTGC